GACGACATGCAGACAGATTCACTTAACTCGCATGTGAGGACATATTCATGGCGAATACTACATTTTCAGGTCCAGTGACCTCCACCAATGGCTTTGTTGGTGATATTGTTGTTCCAACTTACACAGTTGCTAATGCACCTTCCGCTGCTACAGCGGGCGCAGGTACAATTGTGTACGTTTCAAACGGTGCCGCAGGTTCCGCAATTTTGGCTTTCTCTGACGGAACAAACTGGAAGCGTTCTGACACAGGTGCCACAATCGCAGCATCATAAGGAGCTAGGTTATGAGTAGATTCAAACCAGCTTCTAAAGAAGAGCTTGCAGAGCGTGGGTTATATCCTGATGGTTCTCCCATCAAAACAACCCCTGTTCGCGCCCGAAACGATGATGGTACGCTTAGAGCAGACGACCCTTCTACACCTGACGTGAATGAGGCGTGGAAAACAAAACCTGCTAAGAAGAGTGGCCGTCCTTCAAAAAAGAAGGGATAGCGTATGCCTAATTCAGACATACAGTCGAAACGAATCACTACCGCGGCTTCTTTAGGTGTTGGTCCCGCACGGATTCGCCAAGTTCAGGTGTTGACCGGAGCAGGCGCAGCTCGACTTACCGTCACTGATGGTTCCGGTGGACGCACTGTGCTCGACCTTGATTTTCTAGCTTCAGATTCTCATTCCGTTAACATACCAGATTATGGCATACGGTGTCAGGATGACGTACTTATCACGGCTATGACTAATATCACCGCCATGACGGTATTCTACAGCTAGAGGTGCGGTATGCGGAGTTATTACAAATCAGGCGGCTCTGTTAAGAAGTCTCCTGCATGGACCCGCAAAGAGGGTAAAAGTGAGTCCGGTGGTCTCAATGCCAAAGGCGTCGCAAGCTATCGGAAAGCTAATCCCGGCAGTAAGCTCAAAACTGCGGTAACTACCAAACCCAGCAAACTTAAAAAAGGTTCTAAAGCTGCCAATCGGCGGAAGTCCTTCTGCGCTCGTATGAAGGGCATGAAGAAGCGCAACACAAGCTCAAAGACCGCCAACGATCCTGATAGTCGTATAAATAAGAGTTTACGGAAGTGGAATTGTTAGTTGGCTATAGGGCGCACACAAATGAAAACACAATTACAAGGGAATAGGACTATGATGAGACCTAGAGCACGCCCCGAGGGCATGATGAAGAAAAAGAAAGCGGCCACTAGCGCCCCTATGTCGTCTATGCGGCCTAAAGCACGCCCTAAGACCATGGTTACTCCTGAAGAAGCAGGCGCGATTGAGCGTGGTAACCGAGCCGCAAAACGACGCGCAGATGAAGCAATGCCTATGATGAAGTCTGGCGGAGCGTTGAAGATGGTTGAAAAGGACGGCAAAAAAGTTCCGTTCTACGCTGCTGACGGCAAAGGCGCTATGAAAAAAGGCGGCAAGGTTAAGAAGATGAAATCTGGCGGCAAAGTTCGCGGCTACGGCATGGCTCGTGGCGGCAAAGTTTGTAAGATGCGCTGATGCGTAGGTATTACAAATCTGAGAGCTGTGGCTGTTCTTCCTGTAGCAAAGGTTACAAGAAGGGCGGCACAGTCAAGGACGCGTGTTACCGAAAAGTAAAATCTTCCTACAAGGTTTTCCCGAGTGCGTACGCGAGTGGGGCGATTGCAAAGTGTAGGAAGAAGAAGGCGGGTAAGTAATGGCGGTTCGCAAGACAGCAAAAGGCGCGGCACTCAAACGCTGGTTCAAAGAGGACTGGAAAGATGTGCGTACTGGTAAGGCTTGCGGACGTAAGGAAGGCGAAAAGCGGGGCACACCCTACTGTAGACCAACAAAGAAAGTGTCCAGTAAAACGCCTAAGACAAGCGGCGAGATGACAGCGTCTGAAAAACGCAAGAAGATCACCGAGAAAAAACGGCTTGGACAACCTGCAGGTAAGCCACGGCGGGTCTCCCCTGCAAAACGGAAGACTAAGAAATGACAACATCAGGCACCACAGCGTTTAATATGGACTTCACGGAGATCGCGGAAGAAGCATGGGAACGTGCGGGCCGTGAGATGCGGTCTGGGTATGATCTCCGCACTGCGAGACGGTCCATGAATTTGATGACAATCGAGTGGCAGAACCGCGGCATTAACATGTGGACTATTGATTCTGGCACCATTACCCTAACAAAAGGTACTTCTAGGTATGCCCTACCAGCCGATACTATTGATGTGTTGGAACACCAAATACGTACCAATAGTGGCAACGCGAGCACACAATCTGATCTTACTATAAACCGAATCAGCGTAAGTACGTACGCGGCTATACCTAACAAGTTAACACAAGGGCGTCCAATTCAGTTATATGTAGAACGGTTGAGAGATGCACCGCATGTAAACGTGTGGCCTGTACCAAACAACGACGACTACGTGTTGTATTATTGGCGTATGCGCCGTGTGGAAGACGCTGGGTCTGGCGTACAGACTGCTGATATGAATTTCCGGTTTTTTCCCTGCCTTGTAGCTGGACTGGCGTACTATATTGCCATGAAAGTGCCTGAGTTAGTTGATCGTGTTCCTATGCTTAAATCAGTATACGACGAACAGTACGAACTGGCTGCGGGGGAAGACAGAGAAAAAACTTCATACGAACTTATTCCTAGAATAGCTAGGATTCGCTGATGAGCAACAAGTACGCATCTTCTCAAAAAGTCATTGCGCTCTGCGATGTGTGTGGGTTTCAGTATAAGTTACGGGAACTACGCAACCTTTTTGTTAAGGGCAGAGATACAAATGTAAAGGCTTGCCCCGAATGTTGGAATCCCGACCAACCACAACTGCGTTTGGGAGAGTTTCCTGTCAATGACCCGCAGGCTGTTCGTTCCCCACGCGTGGATCAAAGCCTTGGTCCTTCAGGGGATACCAGTTCTCGAGGTATTCAATGGGGTTGGAATCCCGTAGGTGGCGGTAGAGACCCTTTTGGGCTTGCGCCTAACACATTAGTAGGAACTGGTCAGGTCGGCCAAGTTACCGTAACCACATCATAGGAGGTGCGTAATGCCCAAAGTAGGAAATAAAACATTTGGATATGATGCAGCAGGTAAAAAAGCCGCTGCGAAAGAAGCAAAGAAAACAGGTCAGGCTATGCAAACAGCCTACAAAAAAGGCGGTAAAATCAAGGTACGCGGTACAGGCGCAGCTACCAAGGGTTTGTACGCACGGGGACCAATGGGGTAAGCTATGAACTATACCGAGCTGAAAACTAACATCGAAGACATCTGTGAGAACTCTTTCACAGATGACCAGCTCGCTATGTTTACGCAGCAGGCTGAACAGAAAATATATAACACGGTGCAGATACCTGCACTGCGTAAAAACGTGACAGGTACGCTTACAGCGGCGAACAAGTACCTATCTACGCCTTCTGACTTCCTGTGGTCCTACTCGTTAGCAGTCGTTGACGCCTCTGGGGTGTACCACTTTCTGTTAAATAAAGACGTTAACTTTATGCGGGAAGCGTACCCAAAGCCAACGGATACAGGCTTACCCAAGCATTACGCGTACTTTGACGACAACACGTTTATCGTTGGGCCTACTCCTGATGCAGGGTACACCTCGGAGCTTCATTATGGGTATTATCCGCAGTCAATCGTAACTGCAGGCACTACGTGGCTTGGAGAAGAGTTTGATTCTGCTCTACTTAATGGCGCATTGATTGAAGCTATTCGCTTTATGAAGGGCGAACCAGATATTGTTGCTATGTACGAAAAGATGTATTTGCAATCAATAACGCTGTTAAAGAGTCTCGGAGACGGCAAACTACGTGAAGACGCATATCGTTCGGGCCAGTTCCGAATCCCAGTAAGTTAAGGAGGCCAAAATGGCAATTACTCAAGCAATGTGTACATCCTTCAAAGTCGCTCTTTTGAACGGCGAGATGGATTTTAGTGGCGACACGTCACAAACCTTTAAGATCGCACTGTATACTAGCTCCGCTACGTTGAGCGCGGCTACAACAGCGTATGCAACAACAAACGAAGTGACGGGAACTAACTACGTTGCAGGGGGTAATACCCTTGTAATATCCGCAGCTCCAACTTCTTCAGGCACAACAGCGTTTCTGGATTTTGCAGATACCACGTGGTCAGATGCTACAATTACAGCACGGGGCGCATTGATTTATAAGGTTGGCGGAAGCAACCCGGCGGTCGCAGTGCTGGATTTCGGGGGGGATAAAACTTCTACTACAGGCGACTTTACTGTTCAATTCCCAGCATCCGATGCTACCAACGCCATCGTACGCATCGCTACTCCATAAGGTAGTATATGTCTAATACCGATAGACCTTGGGGCGCTGACGCTTGGAGCCAAAATTCTTGGGCAGGGAACCCTACTGCTACGCTGTATTCCGGCTGGGGTGGAGGTAGTTGGGGCCAGACTGCTTGGGGAGAGGACCAGTATGTTGTTCTCGTCACAGGTGTCGAGGCTGAAGGTGCTATCGGTAAAGATCAGCCTTGGAGCGCAGGCTCTTGGGGGCAAGGCTCTTGGGGAACTCCTCTAAGAGTAACCGTAACCGCGAATGCTTTAGCTGCCGTTACAGGTGTTGAATGCGCTGGCGGTATTGGAACCTCCGTTGTTGATGGTGAAGCTAACCACCCAGTTACTAGCGTGGCTGGAGCGGGAGCGATTGGGGATGTAGTCGTTAACGCCGGAGTAAGCGCAGCGGTTACAGGTGTCGAGGCGGATGGCGTTATAGGTGCCGTTACGACTACCGCGGCGGCTGGTGTTTTACCTGTAGGTGTAGAGGCTGACGGCGTTGTAGGTGATCTTACAGTAGACGCCGAAGCTAATGTTACGGCTATAGGAGTAGAAGCTGACGGCGTTGTAGGCGACGTATCTCTTGCGTTGGGCGTAACAGTATCTCCGACAGGTGTGGAAGCCGAGGGTGACGTGGGAGACACGTTTATAGCTCTTGGAATTGTTGTATCAGTTACGGGATTGCAAGGGAACGCAAAACTTGGTAACGTAGCCGCATCGGCTAACACAGGTATACCTGTTATAGGGCTTGCAGCTACTGGGGTTATTGGTTTTGCCAACGTATGGGGCGAAGTTGATGATGACCAAACACCTAATTGGACACCTATCGCCAGTGCACAATCTCCTTCGTGGGACAGTGTATCTGAAACGCAAAATCCAAACTGGCAAGACATAGCCGCATGAGGACTGAAATATGACAACACAATATTCACCGATACTTAAACTTGCTTTGCCAGTTCAGGGTGAGCTTAGTGGTACATGGGGTGATGTCGTAAATGACAACATCACGTCAATGGTAGAGCAGGCCGTTGCTGGCCGCGCGGTCGTTGATACATGGTCCGCAAACTCACATACGCTGACTACAGCGAACGGCACGTCTTCTGAAGCCCGCTGCGCTATGCTTGAGCTTACCGACACAACTACGGATTTAAGTGGCGCGGGTACAATTATTTGCCCCACAGCTTCTAAAATTTACATCGTAAAAAACGCGACTGGGCAAAACATTACAGTAAAGACCGCTGCGGGGTCTGGTGTTCTTATTCCTAATGGACGCACCACGTTCTTGTTTTGCGACGGCACAAACGTCGTAGAGGCTTTAACGCATACGACTTCTTTGCAGCTGGGTACTAGCACAGCAGTCACTGCGGTCCTTGATGAAGACGATATGGTTTCTAACAGCCCTACTTCCTTAGCCACACAACAATCTATTAAGGCTTATGTGGCTTCGCAAGTTGGTGGAGCTGATACACTCGCCGAGATTCTAGCTAACGGCAACACATCCGGCAGTAATAACATTGTCGTCGCTAACGGACAGAAGATAACAACAGATACTATTGATGAGACTACCGCAGGTTCCGGTGTTACGATTGACAGCGTGTTGCTCAAGGACGACACAGTCAACGCTACGGACATCGAAACCGGGTCCATATCAGCTAACGACGGCACTACGGCGGCTACGATTGCAAACAGCACAGGGGTCGTAACGGTTCCTTCAGCGGTCCTTACCACGGCGGACATAAACGGCGGCACCGCAGACGGTGTGGTTATCGGTGCTACAACTCCCGCGGCAGCGACTGTCACTACCCTCGCAGCGAACACAAGCCTAACGATCAACAGCACGGTGTCGGTCACAGCGGTTTTGGACGAGGATAATATGTCCTCTAATGACCCTGCGGGACTGGCTACACAACAATCCATTAAAGCGTACGTAGATGGACAAGTTGGCGGTTCATTAGCTGCTGCTAACAACTTATCAGATGTAGCGAACGCAGGTACTTCCCGCACAAATCTAGGCGTAGCAGTTGGATCAGATGTCTTGGCCTATGACGCCAACTTGCAAGGATTTGTAACTGCGCTTACACTGCCGACATCGGATGGCACAAGCGGCCAAGCATTAGTTACTAACGGAAGTGGCACTATTAGTTTTGGTAGTGCTGGTATATCAACAGGTAAAGCCATAGCTATGGCAA